CATGACCAGCACTAGCTTTTCCGGAAACACCGGAGAGCCGAGCGCGCTAGTCGCCCATGTGGCGGTGTTCGGCAAGGACAGCACGGACACGAACATTCAGTTGCTTGTGAACAGCAATGCCGGATCAGGGACGAAAACCGACACCGGAATCCCGCTGGTCGCTAATGCCTGGTATGAGGGGAGCATTTGGACCGAGGCGGGCAGCACGAAGGTGTATGCGCTACTGATCCGAATGGATACCGGCGACATTTGGTTCGGAAGCACGACAACTGACGTTCCGGCCACAGGCGCGCTGCTCATGGCGCAACTGCTCGGCGGCCTGAACGGGACGAATACCGGCACCGCCTTCAACATGTGCATGTCGCAGATGATCGTTCGTGCAGGACAATAAATGCTCGGATACTTGCCGTTCGGCTACGCCCTGTTCGGCGACGATGGCGCACCATCCGGGCCCGTAACGCACGCAACAACAGGATCACTAACCGGCCAGCTCGGCTCTGTAGCCGGATCAGCCGCGCACATTGCGATTCACGGCACCAGCGGCGCTCTTACGGGCCAGCTGGGATCGGTTACAGGCTCAGCATCAAGGACAAGGGAACACGCAAGCGCCGGAGCGCTGACGGGTCAGCTCGGAAGCGTTTCGGGAAGCGCTGCGAGGTTCAGGCAGTTTGCCTCGACCGGAGCGTTGATCGGCCAGGGTGCATCGCTCTCTGGTTCGGCGGCAAGATCGAGCAGTTCAGTAACGCACAGTTGTTCGGGCGCTCTTGTGGGCCAGATTGGCTCGCTTTCAGGGGCGTCCGCGAGGTTCAGGGCTTTCAGTTCCAGCGGTGACCTGACCGGCCAAGGATCGCTGCTCGTCGGCGCAGCGAGCCGCGTAATTGTTCACGCAACATCGGGCGAGATTGTTGGCGGCGAGGCATCCCTTGGGGGAGCCGCTGAATGGATTGGCGTCGCCGCCGGCCTTCGACAACTGGACCGCAACAAACGCTTCTGGGGCCAACCTCAGAGGAACGGTAGAATGAGGGGGTGGCGTTGATGGCAGAGGACAATGCCCCGACGCTCGAACAATATCGCAAGATGTTCGCGGACGCTCGCGACCTGCTGGCCACAAACCGGCAGGAGCAGCAGGTTGACGACGATTATTACCACGCGAAACAGCTAACCCCAGACGAGCTTGCGACACTCAACGCGCGCAAACAGCCCACGGGCATCTTCAACCGCTACCGCAAGTCGATCAACGGCACGCTCGGAGTGATCGAGTCCGGCGCGACCGACCCCCGCGCATACGGGCGCAATCCCGGCGTGGATGAGGACGGCGCGGACGTTGTGACCAAGACGCTGCGCTTTGCGGCGGAAACCAACGACTTCGACGATCTCAGGCTATCCTGCGCCTACGATTACCTTGTTCCGGGACATTGCGCGGTGCTGGTCGAGGTTGACGACAACAAGAAGCCCAAGCTCACCCAGATCAGGTGGGAGGAGTTCTTCTACGACCCGCGCTCGCGCAAGCGGGACTTCTCCGATGCGCGTTACATGGGCATCGCCAAGTGGATGTATGCCGACGACGTTTCGGCGCTCTATCCCAAGTCCAAGGGCGACATTGACGGCTCGTTCAACGGCTCGGACATCCTCAACGGTTCGCTCGGAATGGGAGATGAGACGTTCCAGGATCGCCCGAGCGACCAGACCTCGAACTGGATCGACACCAAGAACCGCCGCCTGATGGTGGTGGAGATGTATCACAAGGCCGATGGCGCGTGGAACCGCTGCGTGTTCTACGCTGGCGGCATTCTTGAAGCGGGACCGAGCGCTTACCTCGACGAGAAGAAGCGGCCCGACAACGCCATCGTGGCGATGAGCTGCTACGTTGACCGCGACAACAACCGCACCGGCATTGGCCGCGACCTTCGCGCGCCGCAGGACGAGTTCAACAAGCGCCGCCAGAAGCTCCTTCACCAGCTCAACAACCGGCAGCTCCAGGCATCCGATCCCAACAGCTTCATGCCGATCGATGCGGATGAGGCCAGGGCGGAAGCGGCAAGGCCGGACGGAATCATTCCTCCGGGCTGGGTTCCGGTCAACCAGAACGACCTCGCAAGCGGGCAGTTCAACCTTCTCTCGCTTGCCGAGCAGGAGCTTGACCGTCAGGGGCCGAATCCGGCGATCCTCGCGCGTGGCGGTGCGTCGAGCGCCTCGGGACGGTCGAAGCAGGTCGATCAGCAGGCCGGACTTACCGAAGATGCGATGGTCTATAAGGGCCTGCACAATTGGGAGGTGCGGGTTTACCGGGCGATCTGGAACCGCTGCCGCCAATACTGGACCGCTCCCGACTACATTCGCGTGACCGACGACACCGGAGCGCCGCAGTTCATCGGCATCAATCAGCCGCAAGTGGGCCAGCAAGTCGTGATGGACCCCACAACGGGGCAGCCGACGATCAAGCAAGTGGTGTTGGGCTACGACAACGCGCTGGCCGAGATGGACGTGGATATTATCCTCGACACGGTGCCGGACATGGCGGTGCTGGCGCAGGAGCAGTTCGAGACGCTTTCGCAGCTCGCGCAGATGTATGGCCCGCAAGAGGTGCCATTCGACGACCTGCTGGAGCTGTCGCAAATCCCCGACAAGCGCCGGATCATCGAGATGCGGAAGGCTCGGCAGGATCAGATGGGCCAGCAGCAGGCGCAGACGCAGCAACTCGCGGTGGCGGGCGCGACCGCGAACATTCAGAAAACCGGCGCGCAGGCCGCAGAGGCGGCAGCGAAGGCTGAGAAGATTTCAACAGAGACCGCATTCACCAAGCAGCAGTTGGCATATTGGGGACAAGTCGCCCCGATGCCCGCTCCGGTGATGTCACCGCTTCCACCGGCCAATGAGATTGGCCCGTCAGGGATGCCCGCCGCCGGGGCTTAACGGGCGCATCGGGCTTGGACGCACCAAGCAACAGGCCGCCGCTGTTCGGGCGCATCGTGAAGTGACCCTACGATAATAGGTCACGGGGGAAACAATGGACAATCTGGATTTCCTGGACGGCGCGGAAGCGCCGAAGGCCGAGTCTCAACCTGTAGAAACGCCGCCGGCAGCAGAGGCAACCGCCGAAGCTCCAGCAGAAGCGACACCGGCTCCGGAAGCGGAAGCAAAGCCCGAAGAGAAGCCGGCACAGCCGCGCGGACCTGACGGCAAGTTTGCGCCCAAGGAAGCCAAGCCTGAAGTGCCGCAGGGATTCGTCCCTATCGGCGTCGTTCAGGAGCTACGGGAAGAAATCCGCTCGCTGAAACAGCCCGCTCCCGAGCAGGCGAAGGTCGAGCCGACAGCGCCGCCGGACATTTTCGAAAACCCGGAAGGCTACTCCGCATATCTCCAGAACCAGATCGCGCAGACGACGCTCAACGATCGGCTGAACCTCTCGGAAGAGTTGGTGAGGCAGTCGGCGGGCGATGAAGCGGTCAACGCCGCGCAGGAATGGGGCAGGCAGCAGCTCGCCACCAATCCCGCGTTCGCACAGACCTTCTACGCGCAGCGCAACCCCTACGGGTTCCTCGTTTCCGAGCACAGGCGGCAGACGATGCTCGCACAGCTCGGCAATGCCGACCCCAAGGAAATCGAAGCCTATCTCGCGTGGAAAACCGCGCAGGAACAGGTTCAGCCGGCGGCTCAGGCCGCTCCACCGCAACAGCCCGCCCCGCCCAGATCGATCGCCGATGCCACCTCCGCAGGGGGTGTGCAGCACGTGGCGGTGGGTCCGGGAGTGGCGTTCTCAAACGTCATAAAGTGAGACAATAAATGGCAGAAGTCACTCTCGCTACCGCCTCTGAAAAGCAGAAGTGGATCAGCAATTACTTCCAGGAATATATCCGCGAGTCGGGTTTCTCCGGCTACATGGGGAAGTCGAACAACTCGATCATCATTGCCAAGTATGAGCTTCAGGAAGAGGCCGGCAAGACGATCAACATTCCGCTGATTACCCGCCTGAAGAGCGCGGGCGTCACCGGTTCGGCAACCCTCGACGGCAACGAGGAAGAGCTTGGCAACTACAACTGCGCGATTTCGGTCGATTGGCGTCGTAACGGCGTCCGTGTTCCGAAGTCGACCAGCTACAAGACCGAGATCGACCTCCTGAACGCCGCGCGCGATGCGCTCAAGGCGTGGGAAGCGGAGAAGGTCCGCGACGACATCATCAAGGCGATGCTGTCTGTCGTGACCACGAGCGACACGACCGTGAACCTCGGCGATTCGACTGCGGCCAACCGCAATGCGTTCGCTGCGGCCAACTCGGATCGCATCCTCGCCGGTGTCGCGGTGTCGAATTACTCGGCGACGTGGGCCACCATGCTCGGCAACCTCGACACCACGAACGACAAGTGCACGGCAGCCTCGATGAGCTTGGCAAAGCGCCTCGCCAAGAACGCCGATCCGCACATTCGCCCGTTCAAGTCGAAGGTCGGGCAGGAGTTCTTCGTGGCGTTCCACGGCTCCCGCACGTTCCGCGACCTCAAGGCGGATTCGACCATGACGCAGGCTAACCGCGATGCGCGTCCGCGCGATGTCGAGGCCAACCCGCTCTTCCAGGACGGCGACCTGATCTATGACGGCATCATCCACCGCGAGGTGCCGGAAATCGATACGATCGCCAAGAATACGGGCGGCACCTACAGCCTCGACGCGCAGGGCGCTTCGTCGGCTGACGTTCGCCCCGTGTTCCTCTGCGGCGCACAGGCCGTTGGCATGGCATGGGGCCAGGAGCCGACTCCCCGCACCGATAACCAGAAGGACTACCAGTTCCGTCCGGGTGTCGCGATCGAGGAGCTGCTTGGCGTCAAGAAGCTGGCGTTCAACGGCGTTCAGCAGGGCATGGTGACGTGCCTGTTCGCTGCCGCTGCGGATTCCTGATCCTTCTAAACCCTGAATGACTCACGAGGGGCTGCCTTAACCGGCGGCCCTTCGTGTTTCTGGAGACTGAATAATGGCGACTTACAACTCGACTGGCGTGACGAACAATGCCCCGGCATTGACGCACGGCCTGACCAATAACGCGAAGGTGGCCTACGGAGAGGTGGTTTGCTCCGCCGCTCCCTCGACCTCCGACACGCTCAACTTCTTCGACCTCCCGGCGAATGCCCGCATCCTCATGGCCGTTCTCGAATCGGACGACATGGACACCAACGGCACGCCGACCCTCACGCTCAACATCGGCGATTCCGGCTCGGCCACGCGGCTGTTCTCGGCTTCGACCGTTGGACAAGCGGGCACGGCATCGACCGCGCTTGCCGCTGGCGCGATTGGCTACAAGACCACCGCCAAGACCCGCATCACGGGCGTGGCGCAGGCCAATGCGGCGACCGGCGCAGCCGGCACCGTGCGGCTTGCCGTGGTTTACGTCGTTGAAGGCTAACGACCTTGGGGGCCGGGGCAACTCGGCTCCCATTTTTTGAGGAGGCGTGAATGGCGGCAACATGCCTCGACATCATTACGACTGCGTTGAAGCTGGCCCGCGTTCTTCCGTCAGGCGGCGTTCCGTCTGCGGCGGAAACCGAGGACGGCATGGACTGCCTGCAATCGCTCTATGACGAGTGGGTTGCGGGCGGCATGTTCGGCAAGCTGACCGACGCCTATCTGACGGCGGACGCGGAGGCCCAGGAAGGGCATCGCTACCTGCTCGCGTCCGGCGTTACGCTGACCGAGCCGACGACCATTGCCGCAGCCGACAGCGTTGACGGCGAAGAGCGGCAGCCGCGCGATCTCGCTATCTACGAAAGCCTGACGAGCACGGGAACGCGCACGGTGAGGCTCTACGACCGCACCGGATGGGTTGACCTGCTCGACCTTTCCACATCGGACATTGCGCCGCTCTCATCGCGCGGGAAGATCGGACTGGCCGCGTGCCTCGCGACATCGGGAGCGTTCGCGGCGATGTTCAGCGATACCGCGACGATGAACCCGGATGTCCGCTCGGCAGCCAACACGTTCCGGGCATCGCTCTCCTACAAGCTCGGAACGACGCGGGACCGCACGGCATCGGAGTATTTCTAAGTGCCGTCGCTCATTTACGGCACCTCAAGCTATGAGCGGGACACCGGCAGCCTTCCGCGCCTGACGCTCATCAACATGTTCGTCGAGAAAGCGGCGACCAGCGAAAGCGGCGTGTGCCTTCAGTCGTTTCCCGGATTGGCGGAACTGAAAAGCAACGGCGCGGGGCCGGTGCGACAGATTTACTGCAACGCCGGGACGCTTGGCGGCGACGACTTCTCCGTGATCGGCTCGGGCGACAGTCCGGCGCTGTATCGCGGCACAACCCTGATCGGGACGCTTACGGGCGTCGGGTCGGGGCCAGTATCTATTGCAGGAAGCAACAGCGAAATCCTGATCGCAGCCGGTGGCGACATGTATCGCTACAACGGCTCGCTCAGCGTCGTTGCGTTTCCAGACAGCGCACACGTTCGGGCAGTGTGCTTCATCGGCTCGCTGTTCGTGGCGGTTCGGGGGACTGAATCCTCCGGCGCTGCGGACCTCTATCCGGGGCGGTTCTATTATTCGGCAGTGCTCGACGGTTCGAGCTGGAACGCGCTCAATTACGCGACTGCGGAACGCGAAGCTGACGGCCTGCTCGACGTTGCGGCGCTGAACGACACAATCCTGCTCTACGGCCAATCGACGGTCGAGGGTTGGGTCAACACTGGCGCGGCGGACTTGCCGTTCACGCGAACGGAAGGCGTCGGTTCGCAGTCCAAGGGCATTAAAGCCACCGGCTGCGTATGCGAGGCCGACAATACCAAGTTTCACATTGGCTCGGACGGCGTTGTGTATCGCTTGGCCGAAGGGTTCACACGGGTTTCCGACCACTGGCTTGAGGAGAAGATCGCCAATTCGGCAACGGCGTCCCTGTTCGCGTTCCGGCTGCACGGTCACGAGTTCGTCTGCGTCCGCCTGGACAGCGAAACATGGGCGCATGACGTGGCGACGGGCGAATGGTCGCAATGCCATTCCGGCACCGGCCAATGGATCGCCCAATGCGCGGCGATGAGCGGAACGACGGTTTACCTCGGCCACAGCTCGACCGGGCAGATCATGGAGTTTTCGGGCTGGGATCACCTCGGCGATGAAATGACGCGCGAGTTCACCGGCGCAATCCAGATGGACGCACCGGGAAGCGTGGACAACCTCTGGCTGTGGGTGAACGCGGGGCAGACGCCGCTTCTCTCCGGGCAAGGTTCGGACCCGCTGATCGAGATGGAGAGTTCGCGGGACGCGGGCAATACCTGGACCAGCTTCGACCCCGCATCATTGGGGACGCAAGGCGATTACCGGACCATCCCCGAATGGAGGCGCTTGGGGCAGTATGATGCTCCTGGGGCCATGTTCCGCTTCCGGGTAAGCGATCCTGTGCCGTTCCGCGTGTCGGCGGTGAAGTATAACCAATCGACCGGCGGACGTTCGCGTGGCTAGGCTGCTGTCCCGACTTCGGGACTTCGGCATTGCCGGACTACCGACCGCGCTCCTCACATGGTCGCAGCGGGTGTGCGAGCAGATTGAGGCGGCATTCGACAACCAGCAGGATCAGATCACGGCGATTGCCGCGCTTCAGGCGACCCAAACGGCGCAGCTCGCGCAGATTCTAGCGGCGCAGGCCGCCGCCGATGCGGTTCACGCCAACGACAGCATTTCGTCGAGCTGGACATCGCCGGGGAACATCCTCGCGGCAAGCGATGCCGGTTCGGACGCGACAATCACGGTTTCGAATCACACTCGCAAATATAACGATGCGAGCGGGGTTTCTGTCACGGGCGCAAGCCTTACCGCGCTTGCCTATTCGACCACGTATTTCGTCTATTATGACGACGTTTCCCGCGTTGGCGGGGCCGTCACCTATCACACGACAACCGATCCCAATGCGGCACTTCCGGGGGCGGCGACGGGGCGGCACTATTGCGGTGAGATCACCACCCCAGCCTCAGGCGGTGGCGGAACATCGGGCGGCGTTTCGCCTCCGGGATCGGGCGGCCAGCTCGGCGGCGGCGACATTCCGTAATGCGCGAGGCTACCTTTTCCGACATTCCGGCGATCTCGGGATGGATGGAAAGGGACTTCGGCAAGCCCGAGGATTTCACCGGGTTCTTCTCGCGCCCGCAGAATGTGTGTCTGGTCGAGGGTGATGGTGGAGCGTTCTTCGTTCCGGTCGCTCCCGGCGTTTACGAGGTTCATGTCGCGTTCGAGCAGCGCGGCAAGGCGGTGATCGAGCTTTCGCACCGGATGCTCGACTACATGAAGCGGTCGCGGGGAGCGCAAAGGTTCGTCGCCTGCGTCCCGCATGACGACAGCAAGCAAAGCCGCAAGGTCCGGCTGTTCACGAGGGCAATGGGCTGGAAATCGCTCGGCCTGAGCGACGGTCACGAAATCTTTTCATCGGAGTAACACATGCCTCCAGCAGTAGTTGCGGCAGGTATCGGCGCAGCCGGTGCCATCGGCGGGTCAATGCTTTCGTCTCACGCGCAGAAGAGCGCGGCGCAGCAGGCGACGGACGCCACCACGGCAGCCTCCAATCAGGCGACACAGGCACAGCTCCAGTTGGGCCAGCAGAGCCTCAATCAGACGGGCAACATCTACAAGAGCAACTTCAACCTGCTCTCGCCCTTCGTCAGCCGGGGCAATGTTGCAGGGGAATCGATCAACGCGCTGCTCGGCCTTCCCAATGCGCCGCAGATCGCGCCACCAGACATCAGCGGAGCGCCGCAACCCGGTGTCCCGCAACAGCCGCTCGGCCCGTCAATGCAGGACATCGCCGCGATGCAGCATGACGGCATCCCCGGTAACTATCGCAATGCACTGGCCCAGATGGACGTCAACCAAGGCGGCGGCGGAATCCCCGGCATCGTCAGCCCGGTTGGCGCGCTCCTGACCGGCGGGAGGATGTTCTAATGGCGTTCGGCGACGGCTCCCTGCTTGCAATGGCGGGGTTACAGAACGGCAGGGTTGCCCCAATGGGCATGCCGCAACTCCCCTCGCATCTCATGCCGCAGACGACGGGGCAGGGCATGGCCCCCGCACCGACTCCGATAGCGCCGCAACCCGCTCCCACGGCGGCCCCCGCGCCCAACGCGATGTCCCCGACCGATGCGCTGCATAACTTCGCCAACTCGGCGGGAATGCAGTTCCAGCAGGAGCAGGGCGCGAATGCCCTGAACAACCTCTATGCCGCGCACGGTCAGGTTCAGTCGGGAGCCGCCGCGAAGGCGCTCCAAAACTACGGGCAGCAGACGGCGCTACAAAACTACTTCATGCCCTACATGGGGCTGCTCGGCGGCCAGCAGGCTATTGGAGCGCAGTCCGGTGCGGCCATCGCTGGCGTCGGATCGAGCTTCGGCAACACAGCTGCTGGCATCAACCAGAACTCGGCCAACGCCATCGGGCAGGGCGCAATGAATATCGGCAACGCGAACGCCAATCAGGCAGCGATCGGCGGCCTTGCCAACGCCAACATGTTCAACACCATCGGCGGCCAGCTCGGCAATGTCGCGTCGAGCTACTTCTCCAATGCTGGCGGTGGCGGAATCCCAGCGCCCAACTATCTCGCGCCGATGTCAACCACGCTCGGCACCGCGCAGCCCTATTCCTCGCTTCCGGGAGGGTTCCGCTAATGGACCCCTACGCACTCATCGCGCAGTATCCCAACGCCGGGGAATCGTTCGCCAACACGTTCCAGCAGGGCCAGCAGCGCAATGCTTTGGCCGGTTTCGCGCAGAACCCGGGCGATCCGAACGCACTGGCCGCTGCCGCTCAATACGATCCCGGCGCGGTGCTCCAGTATCGCGAACAACAGCAGGCGATGGCCGCCAAGCAAGGCGAGCTGACGCAGCAGCAGCTTCAGGACTGGCATAAATATGCTGGCGAGCTGGCGAAATGGGCCGACACTGCCGAGAAATGGGATCAGGCGGTGGATTATCTCGCCGCCAGCGGACACCCCGAAGTTGCGCAGCTCAAAGGCCAATTCTCGCCAGCGATGAGGGCGCAGTTCATGGCGCTTGGCGGCGTTCAGGATGATCGCCCGCAGATCATTACGCCGCAACCCGGTGGCGGGGCGTTCATGCTCGATTCCAACGGCCATCCCGTTCCGCTGGTGCTCCCGAACGACGGATCGCAAGCGACTGGAGCGCCGTCGATGCCAACCGTCTCGACGCCGCAGGAGGCCGCGAAACTGCCGCCGGGAACGCAATTCAGGATGCCTGACGGGCGTATCGGCACGGTTCCGGGGAATGGAGGTCAGACGGCTCCCGCGCCGTCTGGCGGGTTTCGCCCCTAGCTCATTCCCCGATCCGACCAAGGCTCCGGGCCGCATGACTTCCGGGCGGCGGACGGTCGAAGGCAACAGGCTCGTCGGTGGGGTGCCGAACTCGCACCACCTCAGCGGTGACGCGGCGGATTACGTCGGCACGACGATGAACGCGCTGATGCAATATTTCGGGCCGCACGCCCGCTACCTGAACGAAGGCGACCACATCCACGTCACGCTCCCCGGCTATGGGCGCGTGCCTTACTATGGCGCAAACGGAACGAGGGGACTGTAGTTGGACGGTAACGATCCCTGGGCGGCATTCAATCCGCAGCCCGCACCCTCTTCTGGCCCCATCTTTGGGCCGCCGCTTCACCCGACGCCGCAGACGCCGGATCAGGCTGCCGGACAGGCGCTCCAGAACCAGCACACGCAGCAGGAAATCCAGTCGCAGCCGCTCCAGAACGCCAGCACGCAGGCGAACATCAACCAGAGCAACGCGAGCATCCACAACCAGACGTTCAACCAGAACCAAGCGCTGCGGCAGGAGTTCAACAATCTCCTCGAGGTAAAGAATTACGGCGTTGCGCTGTCGTCGCTCGGAACGGCGCTAAAGGCTCCCGACACCCCGCAGGGCGATCTCGCCATCATCTACGCTTACGCCAAGGCCGCCGATCCCGGCTCCGTCGTCCGCGAGGGCGAGATGGACATGGCGACCGCCACGGCCTCGCTGCCGCAGCAGTTCCAGGCCGACGCGCAGAAGCTCACGCAGGGCAAGCGCCTGCCGCCACAGGTTCGCACTGGCCTCATCGAGGCGATGCGCCAGTCCGTCCTCGGAATGCGGCAGACCTACGACCTCCAGCGCAACCGCTACTCCGCGCTGGCGCAGCAGAATGGTTTCGATCCGCAGCAGATCGTCGGTCCGCCGCTGTATGAGGCAATTCGTCCCTCGGAAGAGAATTACATCCGCCAGCACGGCGAGACGCCGCGCGACCCTTACGCGCAGCCGCAACCTACCGACACGCGGCGGGAATATGGCGACATCGGCGCGGCACTCCCACGCGCTGATCCGCAGACGTGGACGCCCGAGCAGCAGCACGCTTACGATGCGTTCCTGAAGGCCAACCCCAACGCCTCGCCCGACCAGCTCAACTCGTTCATTCATTCGATCGGGCTTCCGGGAACGATTGCGAACGCCAAGGACATCATGGCGGCGGGTCCGAAAGCGGGCTTTGCGTCGGGATCGTCGGTCGTCGTCAAGCCGGACATCACGGACGTGCGCGGCGGCAACAACAGCGGCACGCAGGACACGATCAACGCGGTTGCGCGGGGCGTTGGCGACACCGTTTCGATGGGCGCTCTGGATAAGGCCGTCGCGCTCGGCGACACGGTGCTCAAGGGTGGGACGTTCGACCAGAACCTTGCCCGCCAGTATGCGATCTCGGATTACGACCAGCAGAACCACCCGTTCGCCCGCCTTGGCGGTGAAGCGCTGGGCGGTGCGGTGCTGCCGATGGGCGATGTCTCGAACCTCACCAACCTGTCGCTCAAGGGCGCGGGATACGGCGCTGCCTACGGACTCGGATCGAGCCGCCAGCTTAGCGACATTCCCGCAAACATGCTTGGCGGCGCTGCTGTAGGCGCTGCGGTTCCCGCTGTTGTCGGCAAGGTGTTTCATCCGAAGGCGGGCGGCATTGATCCGCTGGTGGACCCCGTTACCGGCGAACTCAATCAGCCGATGGTCGATTCCATGACTCCCGCCGAGCGCGCGGCAGTGATGCAGGCATACGGCATGAAAACCCTGACCCCCGGCATGGTCGGGGGCAGGAGCGCCCGCGTGCTTGAGCAGGGCCTCAACAACGTCCCCGGATCGGCGGGCGTGATGGAGGACGTGAACGCGCAAGCGTCCGGAGAATTGCGCCGCTCGATGCAGGGCGTTGCGCAGCAGTTCGGCACGTCGAAAACGATGAACGAAGGCGGCAGCGCCCTACAGGCGGGGGCCAAGGAGCGCATCGATCGCGCCCCGGCTGTCATCACCAAGGCTTACAACGCCATTCCGATTGCCGACGCCGCGCCTGCGTCCAAGGCGAGCACCGTGGCGACACTTCAGCAGCTCACGGGCCGTTTCCAGAGCAATCAGAAGCTCGCCGAGGCGATGCACGACCCGCAGCTCTCCAAGTATCTCGACGCGTTCCAGAACGGGGATATTTCGTGGAACGACCTCAAGGACTTTCGCTCGGCCATCGGCGAGAAGATCGGCGAAATGCGGTTTGGCGAAAAGTCCAGCATCAGCGACCTTCGCTCGCTCTATGCGGCCCTTTCCGACGATATGCAAAACACGGCAGCGGCGAACGGACCCCGCGCCGTGGCGGCGTTCAACCGCGCCAACAACCTCAACCGCCAGAACGAGCAGCTTATCCAGGGGGCGTTGACCCGCATCCTCGGCCCTGACGGCAACATGACACCAGAACGCGCGGCAGCGGCAATCCAGGCGATGACCAAGGGCGGCAAGGCGGGCGGCGACATCAAGACCCTCGCACAGATCAAATCGGCAACCGCCAAGAGCGGCGCGTGGGATGAGATCGCTTCGACCCTCATCCACTTGGGCGGGCAGCCGGCCAACTCGGAAGGGCGAGCGTTCAGCCCGCAGACGTTCGTTCAATGGTATGCGGACATGAGCGAACCCGCCCGCCAACTCCTGTTCAAGCCAGAGCTTCGCAAGTCGCTCGATGGCTTCGTGGCGATGAACCAGCAGCTCGCCCGCATCAAGGGGCTGAGCAACACGTCGAATACGACGCCAACGATGATCGGCTCGGCGGCCATTACGGCGGGCGGACTTGCTGCGGTGAGCCACCCGATGGCTGTGCTCGGCATCATCGGCGGCGGCGCGGCCAATTACGGAATGGCGAAGCTCTGGACCAGCCCCGCGTTCGTGCGGCTGATGACGGGGCTTGGCAGGGCGTCGGCGTCGGGCAGTCAGCACGCCGTCCAGTCGCAAGTCGGGCGGCTCGCCAAGTTTGCGGCGGCCAATCCCGAGTTCAGCGAGCCGGTTCAGGCGATCCTTCGCCAAGTCTCGAACGATAACTTTGTCGGCCCGCTCGCGGCCTCACCCAACGCCGACGAGAAACAGCAGCAGAAGTAAGCCGAGCGCCCTGACTCTGTAGCGGGGCAGCGCAAGCCAAATCACCAACGCCAGCAAGGCGATCTGCCAGACCTTCACCCGGTCTGACTAGCACACCCACAGCCGCTTCGCGCGGCTTTTTTCATGCCTTGGAGACCTCCAATCGCAAACAAAGCGCTCCTGCTGCCGAGCAATCGGCTGTTCAACAACAGCAACATCGCAGCCCCCGGCGGCACGGCGTCCCTGTTCCTTTCGGGAACGACCACGCCCGCAGCCTTCCTCGCGGCTGACGGCGTGACCTCGCTCGGCTCGACCATCACCGCGAACGGCCTGGGCCAGCTTCCCGACGCCTATGGGGATGAGAATACCGCTTATCGCCTGATCCTCAAGGACAGCCTTGGCGTGGAGCTGGACGGCGGCGACATCGATCCGTTCTATTTCGGTGTCGATAACGCGACGATCACGATTACGGGCGCGAACTTCACCTACAACGCGACGGGCGCTGTCTCACGCACCACTCAATCGAAAATCCAGGAGCGGGTCACTCCGTTCGACTTCGGCGCGGTCGGCGACGGCGTGACGAACGACACGGCTGCGCTCGACGCCTTCAACACTTGGGTCTTTAGCTCCGTTCGCTCCGTGTTCGCCGACTTCTCCGGCAATTTCGCCTACGCCGGCACGTTCCAACCCGGCCCGACCTCGGCTCCGTCATCGAACGGCGTCCGCTACAACGTCGGCGGCAACCTCCGGATCGTCCAGCTCACCAGCGGCACGTTCGAGACGATCAAGCCGCGCAATCTCGACACCACCGTATGGCAAGGCAGCCTGACCGCGCAGGGCTATGCCACGGACGCTACCAACCACTTCAGCTCGCGCACCTGCGCCATCGGGATCAGCTTCATCAACTGCCCGCAGATGCGCGTCACGGGCGGCCTCTTTGCCTTCAACTTCTGGCTTCACGGCGTCGCATTCCAGAGTGCCGGCAACGGCACCAGCACGGGAACCAACGACCAGGCATCGTTCGGGACCGTGCGTGCCTACTATTGCGGCTCGGGCCTCAGCGTCTCTGGTTACAGCCTGACCGCCAACTGGAGCACGCCGGTCAACAACGGTACCACCAACTCATCCGCGCAGACCACCACGATCACTGTTGACGCGCTTCCTGACTCGACAATCGAGACGTATTGCTCGGTCGGGTTCCAGCCCATCGGCGTCGTCATCGCGGGGCAGTTCTATTACGTCCAGAGCTGGGTCCGCGCCTCGAATACGATCAACATCTACCCGTGGATCGATAACACCAGCTTTTCGGCGGGATCGGGCACTCTGCGCTGGGTATTCGGCTCGGCGGTGGCGCTGTGGGGCAGCGATTCCGGCATTGTCGCGTTCGACCATATCACCGCCGTTGACTGCGGCATCGGGATCAGCAGCTCGGCGCTTTACGGCCCGCGCATCAACTCCGCGAACCTCTCGTCCAACGGCATCGGAATCACCATCGGCTACGGCACCGCTGCTTCCCACATCGGGTTCAGTGGCGATGCGGTCTATACCGAGTCCAACGACTTCGATCTCGTCGTTATTGCCGCGCGCGGGGCCAACTTCCGCAACTACCTGACCGGCTCCTACACGATTGACCCTGCGAAGTGCTTTGCGCTCGCTCCCCGGCTTACCGGCGGCACGATTGTTCAGGGCGAACTCGCCACCGGGCAGTCGGGCGGCGATAGCGTCATTGGCGGCATGGTCCTTGCTGCGAACGGACGGCTCTATTGGCCGCACAAGCGCTCGATCGGCAACGAGGCGAGCAACATCACCTTCCGCGAGCAGGGACGCCCGCCCCGTATCTTGACCCAGCATCTGGACTCGCAGACGGTCACGCTCTCGGTTGTCGGCGCGGGCGAATACAACCGCCTGTTCGGCTATGACGGCGCAACGCTTCGGTTCGTCGGCTCGGGAACCAACGGCGCACCCACCGGCACGTTCACGTTTACTCCACCGACCGGGGGAACCGTCAACGGCGGCTCCGTTAATGCCTCTGCCACGTTCACCGGCTTTTTCGGGCCTGCGGACTTCGAGGTTTACCACACCGACACCGCGCAGCTTACGTGGGTTGTGCGGGCGGTTGCCGGTTGGCGACTGAGCGGGAGCGCGACTTACGACCCTCCGAGCATTGCGGCGTCCGGAACCACGACAACCACCGTGACCGTGACCGGGCTTGCGCTTGGGGACGCTGTGGTGGCGAGTTTCAGTCTCAGCTTGGGCGGGCTGATGATGACCGCCTACGCCAGCTCGGCAAACACGGCGACGGTCGTTCTGTTCAATCCGACCGGGGGCGCAATCGACCTCGCCTCCGGCACGCTCACCGTCCGCAAGGTCGGCTAGTCTATCAGGATCACGCTCCCGCTTGGACGCCCGTTTTTCTTCGCTTCCATGAACTCGTTGAGGGCGCGTTGAGGGCTGACGGGCTTTGAGAATGTGTAGGTGATGACGCCTTGCGTGGCCTCACTCACGAAGGCTGCGTGCTTGCTCGGGCGGCGCTTCCTGAAATCGTAAAGGCGAATGAACGGGCTGAGGACGGCGAGGGCAGCCTTTCCGATAGCGGTGGCCGCAGAATAGCCGAGCTTACTCACGTTCGATCCACCACACGGCGAGAAGCGCCAGTCCCGCCACTCCATAGACCGCCAACAACATGCACCGCCGCATAGCAGGCAAGGGGGATAAAGTCATGCGTAAAGAACCGCTGCCGTGAGTGCCGCTGGGGGGAGTGCGGATCAGCGCGTAGCCCTTGCCGAGATCAAGGGCGACGTAAAGCTCATCCTCGCGGGGCAGGAGCGCACGCACAGCGACGTTCAGGAAATCCGCCGCACGTTGGATTCCCATAATCGGCGCATCGACAACCTGGAGGCGGACAAGAACCGCCGCGACGGCCTCAACTCTGGCGTGTCGCTGAGCACCAAGGTCATCTGGAGCGTCGGCAGCCTGCTCGTCGGATCGGGCGGCGTGCTCGCGGTGATGGAGGTGCTGAAATGAGCTTCCTCCTCGCCAACCCGCGCCGCAAGAGCCTGGAGCGCATCATGCGCCCCGCCGTCGAGCAGTGGGACGCAACCACGAAAGAGCCGGTGCCACAGCATTTGCTCGACCTGCTGGCGAGGCTGAAATGAATGCGCTGGCTCGCTGTACTGCTCGCCCCTCGCGGATACACTGCCCGACCGGAAATCCCCATGTCCAGCGTTGACGACATGCTGGCCGCGCTCATCAAGCGCGAGGGCGGCTACGTGGATAACGCCTTCGACAAGGGCGGCCCTACCAAGTTCGGCATCACGCAGCAGACGGCTCGCGCCTACGGCTACACGGGCGACATGCGGCTCCTCCCGCAGGATCGGGCGCTGCAAATCTACCGCGAACAATACTGGATCGACCCCAAGTTCTACGACGTGTCGCTCCGTTATCAGAGGCTCGCGGAGAAACTGTTCGATACCGGCGTCAACATGGGGCCGAAGGTCGCAACGCGCTTCCTCCAGCGGGCGCTTAACGGCCTCAACAGAGGGGCATCCGATTACCCCGACATGCCCGAGGACGGCCAGATCGGGCAGCTCACGCTATCGGCGCTGGACACGTTCAAGGGCCGGCGCGGCGACGACGGGGAAACCGTGCTGCTGAAGGCGCTCAACGGCCAGCAGACGGTGCGATATCTGGAGATTTGCGAGCGCGACCACGGGCAGGAAGAATTTTTGTATGGGTGGCTTGCCAACCGGGTGGCGCTCACATGATCCGGGGCTTCATCGCGTGGGTTCACGCCGCCGTCTGCGCCCTCACCACCGAGGACGGCCGGAAGGGCTGGGCAATGCTCGCCGCGCTCGGCTGCTCGGTCGTTATGTCCGCCTACGCAGCCGCCGTCCTGTGGATCGTCAAGGGCAGTCCGATGCTGGCGTTTTGGCTCGGCATCGCCGCGCTCGGCATCATCCTGATCGTCATTACCGGCCTCATGGTGCTTCTCGGGGTTCGTCGCAGCACCACCCTGCACGCCAAGAGCGTCAGCCTGAACATCACCGACGAGGGGGGTGGAAATGCGTCTTAGTGTGCTAGCCCTCACCCTCGCCGCCGCGACACCCCTGCAAAGCCCTATGGCGACCGAGCCGACGCCTTTCCTCGTGGACATGAACATCATCCCGAAGGTGACGTGCGGCAATTATATGGGAACCGGCGTCTATGTCGGGAACGGAGAGGTTGCGACCGCTCGCCACGTCGTCTCTGCCTCCAGTGCGCCCTGCACGGTGGACGGCAGCGCCTCAACGCTCGCTGGCGGGACTGCGGGCAAGGACTTCGTTCTCCTCCGGGTCAAGAAGGCTCCCGAGCTTCGCGCGCTGATTAGCTGCGCCGGGTTCATCGAGGGGCATCACTACCTTGCCGTGGGCTACGCTCTGGACGCCCCGCGCCCGGTCGAGCAGCGTCTTGTCGGCTCCTTTGCGTCGAGTGGCGAAGAGGGGTTCAAGGGTCTCATTATCTTTCGCGGATCAGTCACCCAGGGGATGAGCGGCGGTCCTATCTTCGACGAGGATGACGGAACGCTCGTCGGGATCATCAACGCCAATTCGGTCATGGGGATTACGCAAGTGCTCGGCTTCCCGCTGAGCGCGTCCCCGCTGTGCAAGGGCAGGGTCGCATGACGACCGCCCTCTGCATCGCCGGAATCTTCATTGCGCTCATCTGGGGCGCGTCTCTGCTTTCCGATTGGATTGCAGAGTGGTTGGCGGGGATTGATTGATGGTTGCGAGGAACGCCTGTGCACCGGCTTTTCCGAGCGCGGGTTCCCAAGGTTTTGACCGCTCTATCGGTCCCCGACCTCGCAACGGGGATTCCCCACGCCGCCGGTTTCCGCTCGACCTCGCAACCGACGACTGCGCTACACGATTTCGCTTCACAAATCAAGGCGTTTGCGCTATGAACAAGAAGGAACGCGAGCGCCGCAAGCGCATCGCTGCGGACCCGTTCGGTATCCATGAGGCGCTGCACACCGCGCACGTTCTGATGGACGCCTATGGCAGCTACGTCGCCGAGCACGCTGCGGTTGAGGGGCGACCGGAAATAGCCGCCCTAGCCGACAAGGCGATGGACGCGATGATGGAAGTTTATCAGGCCCTCGGCGCGCTTTCCGATCGAGACGCCGCATGACCATCGCCCTCGCAATCTGGGCCGTCATTCAGCGCATTGGCGCGGGCGCGCTGTCGCTCCTCTCGAAACTCTCGATCTGGCAATTGCTGCTGATCGCCGCGCTACTCGTCGCTGGCGTCCAGACAATCCGGCTGAAGTCCGAGCAGAGACACAGCGGCAAGTTGCAAACGCAGGTTAGCAAGCTGGCGCAGGAACTCAACAGGATTTCCGACGCGGCGCACAAGGCACAGGCCGACGCCGCCCGCATCTCCCAACAGCTCAAGGACAAGAACGATGAGGACAACCGCCGCATTGCTGGCGATGCTAACTCTCTGCGCCTGCGCGGACCGGGCAAGTCTCTATGCCGTCCCGCTCCCGCCGCCTCCGGTGACGGAACACGCCCTGCCAAGCCCGATGCTTCCGGACCTGCACTGCCTCCAGACGACAGCGCAGCCGTGCCGTGGGGCTG